ATGTTATAGCCGCTGAAACTGGCGAAAAAATGTCAGACGATTTTAAAATGTTGTGGTTTAGAGATACAACCCATCTAGTCAAACTTGGAACAATGTTTTATTTTAATGATAATTATTGGCTCTGTATAAATACGGAAAAAATAAAATCATTGACTACGGCTGTAACGGTTAAAAGATGTAATAATACTCTTCGTTGGATGGATGAAAATGGGGGAATTTATAATGTTCCTTGTTCATTAGCTGACCCATTAATTAGAGAAAACAGAGACTATTCAACAACGGGAAGCGCTGTTGTTAATGTGTCTGGTGTTATCGAGGTTATGGCTCAATTCAATGTTAAAACAAATAAAATTAAAGCCAATCAAAGATTTCTTTTTGGGAATCCTGAAAATTGGTACTGTTACAAGATATTTGGTTCGGGCGTTAACAATATAAATCTAATGACTACTGAAGACTTATATTCTTCTGGAGTAATTAGATATACTATGGGCGGTTGGCAACTGAATGAAGACACAGATGATTTAGTCAATGGTGTATGTGATGTTAATCAAAACATATATCAAATTCAGGTCTCTCCTTCTTCACTGAAATTAAATATTGGTGAGCAAATAACCATAACTCAAAGAGTTCTTCATAATGGAAAATATGAGGAGTTAGATGTTGTTTGGGAAACTAGTAATCCGTTGATTGCGAATATTACTCAAGATGGCTTGGTAAATCCAATAAAAGATGGAATTGCCCAAATAAAAGTCTCTCTGAAAAATAACTCATCCGTATTTACAGAAATTCCAATCGAAATATCTCAAGAGATAAATACCAATTGGGAAATAAGAATTAGTCCGAAGGATAATTTTGTTCTTGAGGGAACAAGTAAAACCTTTGAAACAAGATTATACTCGAATAACGTACTGAATCCGCTCGTATTTACTTATTCCGTTATTGGGACAGATGTTCCTAAAGAAAATTACGTGTTCTCAGTTATTGACGGAAATAGATTCTCAATTACAAATATTGAAAAATATCTTGTAGATTATCTTACTGTTAGATGCACAAGTGATTCCTACCAAAAGGATTTGCAAATCTATTTGAGGGGGGCATGGTAAAATGGCAAAAGAGACTGTCTTTGAAAAATCAGATAGAATTGCATATAATGCTTTTAATGATTATGATGAAATTCCATATCAAATCATAAATCATCTTATGGATAATAATGAACTGATATGGAAACTTTTAAAGTATGACAACCCAGAAGCATGGAAAGATAGTTTCCCAAATTTAACAAAGGCGGAAAAGGGAAAACTAATTTATGATGGGGGAGAAGTTACAAATAATTTTAGAGTTTTCATGGATGTTGGTCAACCGGATGCCGTTACAAAAGAAATGACTATTTTGAGGGTTTCCCATTGGCACATTTCTCCTAAAAGTAGAACTGTCGGAATCATAACTATGTCATTTCAGGTTTATGCCCACTATAAAATCAATCATCTTTCCAACTATAAAACAAGAAATGATGTAATTATAAACCAATTATTAAATACCCTGAACGGAATTCAAGTAAAGGGTGGGCTTGGAGTTATGTACTTTGATGGAAAACGAGAACTAACAGACAGAATGATTGTTACGGGGCAAATTCCCTTTATTGGTAAACAATTATTTATGAGTATGAACTATGGGTAATGATTCTAGATTCTCAAAATATGAGACATACTATATGTATGATGAACCAGTGAAGTATAAAAATTTAACCATACATCCGGCACTCGTAAAGGATTATTTCAAATTTTTCTATTTTGCAGATTGTTTCACTCTGGATAAGAACAGCATAAATGATGCAAAAGTAATTTCAATGAGTTATTTGGATTATATGTATGAAGAGGGGGCTTATTATGAATATGTTGAGTTTATTAATTCATCTGATGAAAAGATAGATTATATTTCATATGTTAATAATAAGTATGGTGAGGAAAGAAAACCTCTCGTCGCGTTTTTTGATGCAATAATGAGAATTGTTACCAGAGATGAAAATATAAAAATTTCTTATGGAAAAAATAAAAAAAATAAACCAGTCATTGTTGTTAACGACGAAGAATATAATTCATCTGATTTCGATGAAATCAAAAATATAATTTGTGAATATAATACCGTCGAACTTCCTGATGACACAATTCAAAAGGAAATCCGAGACAACATGAAAAAAGCTAGGGAATTAAGAAGCAGGAGTAATATAAAAATGGCTTCTCTGGAAGACCAAATAATATGTATTTTAATTTCTTCTAGTTTATCTTTGGATAATATATATAATCTTCCAATAAGAAAATTTGTAAAAATACTGGAGAGAGTTGATGCAACGCTCCATTACAAAATATATTTAGCGGCATCTATGAGCGGAATGGTTGAATTTAAAGATAAATCATTCATTAAACATTGGATGTCCGATTTAACAAGAAACAAGCTCGATTTGGTTCCGTTTGAACAAATAAAAGATACTGTTTCTGGAAAGGCTTCCGTCGCCACAAATAAACGCGGAAGAAAACAATAAGGAGGATATAAATACAATGGCAGAAAAACTTTTTATGGTTTCTGTTGCCGATTACTATATGTATGATGGCGACCAAAATCTGTTGGCGGCTGGAAAAACCCTTTCAGAGTCAACTATGGAACTTGCTGTAACTAGCAAGGATGTTCGTGGTGGAAAGGGTGCGCCATTGCAATACATTTACTTCAACTCACCGGATATGAATATTACTTTGACTGATACACAGTTTAATTTACCATTCTTGTCCATGTCGGTTGGAGAATCTATTGCAAATAGTGCGAATGTATGGAAGGAAGAAAATGTTACTTTGAGTGCGGGACTCGTTGGAACCGTTTTAGGAACCCCCGCTGGATTTTTAGGAAATACCACAAAATATGCTTGGGTATCTCATGCTGATGGTTCAATGGAACGCTTGGCTTTTACTGGACAAACTTTTACATCCCTCACCGGTACAAGTGGAGAAGTTGTTTGTGCTAGATTCTACGAATCTGATGCTTCAGCTAAGGAAATAACAATTCCCGCAAATATCATACCTTCCATTATAACTTTGGTTCTCGATGCTCAACTTGCTTCAAGTGATGAATCAACAAACGTGGTTGGAAGTGTTCAAATTGTTCTTCCTAAAGTTCAATTAACTGGTGGATTCTCTTTGAGTATGACTATGGATGGAGTTAGCACGACCCCACTCAAGGCTAGAGCTTTAAGCTATGAACCTGTTGGTGTTGCAGGTTGCGCCAATCAAAATGTGTTTGGTTATATCAAGCAAGTTAGAACTTTGGCTAATTGGTATGACGATGTTTATGCTTTGGCAATTTCTAATGCTGATATTACTTTGACTCATCCTGCAACTAGACAGTTAGTTGTTAAGGCTTTGCATGAAAGTGGAAGTCCTTCGACTCCCCCGATGGCAGATTTAACATTTGCCAGCAGTGTAGTTGGAAAAGCAACGGTTGGGGCGCATACCGGCTTAATCACTACGGTTGCCACTGGGGACACGACAATCTCTGTTGCTATTACGGCGAAACCATCTGTTGATGCGTTTGCTGATGTTACTGTTTCTTAATATTTTTAATCTGATATGGAGGGTAATTTTAATTACCCTCCATAGTGGATGAAGGTTGGTGAAAAATGAATGAAAACGAACGTGGGTGGAAATTTAATTTTCAACTCGAAGAAGATGAGAAAAAAGAACTCCCCTCAGAGGAATTTGAAGTTGTTTTAATAGGGAAAAATTTTCTAATATTGAAAAACAAAGAAGGGAATAATTCAAGAGTAAAATATTCTTTCCCCAATCTTTATACAATAGGTGAAAAAATTTATAAGGAAAATGGTATCTTTTTATGGGCGAAGGAGTAGCTGACGAAAGTAGAAGATTAGAAATACTCGAAGCAAGATTTAATAAATCTGAAGAAAAAGTCATGCAATTAGATAAAAGTATTGCTGTTTATTCGGCAATATTTGAAAGAAATTTACAAATTCAAGAAAAACTAGCCGTAGCAATAGATAAACTTTCTGCAACCATTAGTGATATTCAGCAAACAATAGTGGGGGTTGTTAGGGATACAGAGAGAAATTCAGAACTCCATGAGAGTAATGCTCACAGGATAATTGAAGTAGAAGGCTCAACGGAAAAAAAGATAACCGAAATAGAAAATAAGTTAAGAACTAAGATGGATAAACTAGATGACGAATTAAAGGAAGTAGACAATAAGGGTAAATTTGACATTTTGAAGTTTATTAAAGACAACTTTTTTTCTGTAACCCTAATAGGGTATATGATATATGATGCGGCAAAGTCATATTTTATGAAGTAATAAAAAGTAGAAAAATTGCTGGAGATAATAAGAAATTTTTAGAAGAGCCTTACAAAACAAAATAGTATAAAAAATAATTATTAGAGGAAATAATGGAAGAAAAAATAAAGATTAAAGTTTCAAAACGTTCAAATGCCATAGTTAACTTCTTCGGAAGAGAGATTATTGTCAATCCTATAATTACTATTCCAGAACAAAAAAACATTTTAAGCACAGCATTCAACTCCATGTTTAGTGAAGGAAAAAAAGGTATTTGGGATGAGTATTTCTTTGAAGTTTCGTTCAGGTATGGGGTTTTAAGTTTCAAGACAAATATTGACCTTTCCGAAATGAGAGATGATGACTTAGGTGAAATTATGTGGGGGGAATTTTATGACAAGGTATCTTCCAGTATCATAAATTATAAAGAAGTAAAGGATTCCATTTATCTATCTTTGAATAATGAAATAAAAAGATATGCTGTAGACAATAGTATTTCTGGGATTGTAAATTCACTCGTGGAAAAGGTATTACCTATTCTGGAACAATTCAAAGATATTTCCCCAGAAAAACTCGATGAATTTAAAAACATGGCAAATGACATAATTGAAAAAATTAAACAAGAGCCTATCACCAGTGTTATTGGGGATATGAATAGAAATAGTTCTTCAAACAAAGAAGTAAAGGATAATTAAATGTTTCCAGAAGAAGCAGTAGAAAAAAATGATTTGGGAAGATTAAAACATACCACAAAAGAGACGTGTGAAGATTGTGGAAAATCAAAAATGCAACTTAGGGCAAGAAAAGTTGAAACCGTTGAGGTCGAATATCTTTATTGCCCTAAATGCCAATATGAAAAATCAAACGGCAGAGTCAAAGTTGTTGAATTGTTAAAGAAACAATCCGAACAGGTATTGAAGTTTGAAGAAAAAGTTGTAAAGGCTCAAGAACTAAAGAATAAAAGTAGATATAGGAGGAAGTAATGAATTTAGAATTTCTAAAAGGTAGAGAAAGAATGCTATTGGCTTTGGGCGGCGGAATTGTATTTATGATTCTCCAAGTTTTGTTTCCTTCAATGAAATTGGATGAGACTCAAACGTTAATGTTTATTGGTCTTATTGGTTCCTATATTGTTGGTGAAGGTTTGTCCTCAAAACAATTGGGAGAAGGATTCAAAGACTTATTTAAATCTCAGAAATTTCAAGCACTTTTGGCTGGAGTTTTGGTGCTGGTTGTTCAGGGAATTTTTCCGAATGCAAAAGTTTCAGAGGAAAGTGTTATGTCAATAATTGCATTGCTTGGAACATTTATTTTGTCTGCTGGTGTAAAAAGTTAATATAAAAAGGAATATAAAAATGGAAAAATATATCTGTGCAATAGATAGTTCTTTAAGCAGGAGTGGAATTGCCATAATGTCAAGAGATGGAAAAATTGTTTTCGTTTCTTCGATACCCACTTCTGCTGATATTCCAATTCAAAAAAGGCTTGGAATAATTGGGGAAACGCTTTTAAAAATTAGGAAGCAATATCCTTGTGACGTTTTAGCAATCGAGGAAGGTTTCTGTCGTTATCACAATGCCACAAAAGCATTATTTAGAGTGAGAGGTGTTATAGAATATATTTTTAAAGATTGTGAAATATATTCATATTCTCCAAGAACTGTAAAAAAAGTGGTAACAGGAAATGCTAAGGCTGAAAAGGATGAGGTTGCAAATGGGGTACTTAAAATTTATCCCAAGATTAAAATGAATAATACAGATGAGTCAGACTCCGTTGGGGTTGCCATAACTCACTATAAAATAATATCTGGAGAATATAAATTATGATTAAGATTGATGATGTCACAGAAGAAAATTGGAATTCTGTAAATCCACTAAATAAGAAAATAGTGGAGGAATTTTTAGAACAGTCTACAACATTGAGTGACCAAACATTAAAGCAATATCGTTCATCTTTACAAATTTATTTCTTCTGGGTAAAAAATAACGCTGGAGACAAATGTTTTCATGAACTCAAGAGTCGCGATTTTTTGTTCTACCAGAACTGGTTAACTAAGATGGAACAGTCTTCCGCGTCAATTAGATTTAAGAGAAGTGCAGTAAGTAGTTTCAATAACTATGTTTCATTGTTTTATGGGGAGGACTATCCATTATTTAGAAATTATATTTCGAAAGCAATCCCCCTGCCACCAAGTAATTTTGTGAATGAAAAGAAACCTTTAAATATGGAAGAGTATAAGAACCTTTGTTCTATTTTAGAACAAGAGGAACGATGGCAAATTTTAGCATACCTAAAATTTTCTTTTTCAACGGGAGCTAGAAGAAGCGAGGTTAGACAATTACTAAAAGAAGTTGTTGATTATCAACCAAAGGTTTTAGATTCAAACGACGAAAAGGTAAATGTTTATACTACTCATAAAATCCGGTGCAAAGGCAGAGGAAAAACTGGAAAAATAAGACAATTGAACTTTGACCAAGAAGCAATGGACTCAATTAAAAAATGGTTGGAGATAAGGGGAGAAGATGATTGTCCTTATGTTTTTGTAACCAAAGAAAATGGACAATACTCAAATGTTGGAGAATCAACATTCAATTCATGGGCAGAAAATCATTTAGAGAGAATTGTTGGTCGCCGGGTTCACCCTCATATTTTGCGCGAGTCGAGGGCAACGAGTATGGTGGTAGAACAAGGGAAAGATATTTCGTCTGTCCAAAAATTACTCGGCCACATGAGTTCTGCAACTTCAGAAATTTATGTCATTCGTGAAGATAAAGATGAAGCGGATGATGCTTTTTTATAGAACAATAAAATAGGGATTTTATCGTACAGGAGGACTTTATGGAAATGAGAAATGAAAAAGATATAGAAATCGCATTAAATAGAGTCCTTCTTGAAGTTGTAAAAGAAGTTGGAGTAGTCATGAGAGAAAGATTAGTTGAGTATATAAAAGAATCAACTTATCGTAATGATTATTTTCCAAACTATGAATATGAAAATGGTGATGGTTCTGCTGGTAGTGGAGAACCATCTTATGAATTTGAACAAGCGTGGAGATGGAAAGGGAGTGTAGCTAGTCTGAAAGAAATTTCTGATGAGTTATATTATGCTTGGGAAAACATGACGATTGATAGATTTTCCGGCAGACACTGGGAAGACGGTCAAGATACAAGAAAAAAACTTGCAGATATGATGAATGTAAGCGGAATTGTTGGTCATAAAGAAAGAGAACCTTATTGGGATTTGTTTATAAAAGAAATGGATAAAACAGTGGATTCTCTATGGAAGAAAAAATTACAAAGTAAAGGTTTGAATATTATGTAACTCTCTAACGGAGAGAAAGGAGGGTTATGGGAGCTAGTGATTATTCTGTACTATTAAGAGCCAGATTAGATACATCTCAGGTGGCAAAAGACGTATTATCAGTTCAGGCGGAGTTGAATAAAGTCATCCTTTCCGTTGGTTCAAAAGAAAGTTCTTCTAAAATAAAGCTCATTGATGCTCAGGCTGAATTAAAATCTTTAGACGAAATAAAATCAAGAATATCTGAATTATCTGGAAAAAATGTTCAAACAACGGAAGTAAAAGGAAATCTAGGGGAAGTAACCGGCCAAATAATTAAATATAGAGACGAGAAGGGAAAACTCGTAACAGAAACATATAAATTAAAAGCCGCCACAGATGAAGAGAATGCCGGATTTTCACAAACAACAAAAGTTGTTCAGGGTTCAACGACTGCTGTAAAAACTTGGACAGATGGAATTGGAAATGCAATTTCAAGAACTCTGCAATATGCTACAAGTGTTGGGTTAGTCTATGGGGCGTTGAATCAATTGAAACAGGGGCTTCAATATATAAAAGATTTGAATAAAGAAATGGTCTCTATCCAAATGGTTACTGGTGGAACAGATTCCGAAATATCTTCTCTCGCAAATGGATATAATAATTTAGCAAAAGAAATGGGGACTACGACTCTTGAAGTTGCAAAAGGTTCTTTGGAATTTGTGAGACAAGGTAAAACCGCTGAAGAAACTGGAATATTGATTAAAAATTCAACCATGATGTCTAAATTAGGCAACATGGAAGCGGCGGATTCTTCGGAAGCTTTGACTTCCATCATGAATGGTTTCAAAATGGAAGTTTCTGATACTGGGGATGCGGTTTCAAAATTAGTGGCAATTGATAATGTTGCGGCAACCTCCGTTAAGGAATTAAGTACCGCCATGAGATATTCTTCAAACTCTGCCAAACAAGTAGGTGTGGACTTTGACCATTTAGCGGCATATATAGGAACTGTCAGTTCTGTTACAAGATTGAGCGAAGAAACAATAGGGCAAGCATTCAAAACTATATTTGCTCGTATGACCAGCATTAAAAACTTAAAGGCTTTCGATGAAGAGGGACAAGCTGTAAACAAGGTAGAATCTTCTTTATCTAGAGTTGGTATAAATCTTAGGGATAATAATGGACATTTCCGAGACATGCAAGATGTTCTTGGAGATATTGGAAAAAATTGGAATAATATAAACAAAGAAGACCAGTTATATATTGCGGAACAAATAGCCGGAGTGAGACAAAAAGAAACATTCTTAGTTTTGATGAATAATCAATTAGAAATGCAGAAACAACTAACCGCAGAAACAAAATCTGCCGGTTTAGCTGAAGAACGTTATGCTATATATCTACAAGGTGTTGAAGCCGCTCAAAACAGAATGACTGCTTCTTGGGAAAAATTAGTTCAAGGTGCTGTTACAGGTGGATTGGTATCTGGATTCTATGATTTAGCCGCTGGAATAATGAATACAATTGATGCAATTGGTGGTTTGAAAACAATTATTTTATTGGCTTCTGCCGCATGGGTTACTTATGCGGTATCTCAAAGTGCGGCTGGTTTATCTGGAATCATAAGCACAATTGAATTTGTCGTCAGCGGTCTCGTTGGGGTCACATCTGCAACTGAGGCAATGACAGCGGCACAATGGCTACTCAACATTGCTATGGATGCCAATCCGGTAGGAGTAATAATCGCTGGATTTACACTTTTGGCTGGAGTAATATGGGGATTATCTAGTGCAATAGAGACAGCCGCAGAAAAAGAAGCCAGATTAAATGATGAATTCAATGAATCTGCCAAAGTTGTAGAAGAACAAAGAAAAAAACTAAAAAGTATAAAAGATTTAACTGCTGAATATCAAAAATTAAAAGACAATAAGAGTGGGGAAAAATTAACCGCAGACCAAGAGCAAAGACTTTTAGATATTCAGAATCAAATGAAAGACTTGCTTCCCACTTTATCTGGTCATTACGATGATTATGGAAATTTTCTTTTTGATGCAACAACAAATTTAAAAGCATTGACTGATGCCCAAGACGAAAATGTAAAGTCCACTCAAAAAGCTAGTCAAGCGGCGTTGGACGCTCAAGCTAAAGAAAGAGCTAGATTATTACTTGAAGCAAATGATTTAAAAAATAAATCAACCGGTGGAAGCATAGATAGATATACCGGAAAAAAAGTATCCGACACTAAAAATGAGGATTGGAAGAAGGCATTAGAAGACGAAAAAGCATCATTTACTAAAATGGGAGACGAAGGAAAAAATGCGTTTATAGCCGCCCTGCAAGCATCCGGAGATGATGGTAAAAAATTAGCTGAAGACATATTTATTCCAATGATGTCTAAAGCTAAAGAAATTGTTGATGCTAATCAACCTGAAATAAAACCTGAAATTGATATGGAAGCCGCAAAGAAAGCATACGAAGATGGTATTGCTGAATTGCTAAAGACTACCATAGAAATGATTAAGCAGAAAAAGAATGCTGAAAAGGATGCTCTTCAGGAACAACTTCGCTTATTGAAAGAAAACGATGATGCTCAGAAAACATATTATAAATATCAGTTAGATGAAATAAAAAAAGTTTCAGACGAAAAGAAAAAGGCTCTGGAACGTGAGGCGGAAGAACAAAAAAGAAACTATGAGCTTCAAAAAAAAGCAGTTGAAGAACAACTTGCCGCCTATGAAAAGATAATTGATAACCAAAAAGAATCATTAAAACTTCAAGAAAAAGAAGATGCTTATAATGATGCTAAAGCGGAAAAACAAAAAAATCTTTCCGACCTTCAAGACCAAATTGCAGAACTATCCTTAGATACGAGTGCTGAGGGTATTGCAAAGAGAATGGAACTTGAGGCACAAGCATCCAAGTTGGTTGAGGAATTATCCAAAGATGAAAGAGACAGAACATACGAGCTTCAGAATGATGCGTTAGATGCCGAAAAGCAAAAGGCAGAAGATGAAGCAAAACTTCAACTTTCAGCAATGGAAAAAGCTCAGGAACAAGCCGATTATGAAAATAAACTTCGTCAACAGGCATTAGATGATGAGCAGGAAAAAGCCCAACAACGTTATGAAATAATTGTTAAAGGATTAGATGACCAAACAGCCGCCCAAGAAGAAGCACTTAGAAAACAAATAGCGGCAGTAGATGATTATCTAAAACAAGAGGGAACAATTAGAAATGATGCTATGGCTATGATTGAGGATAAGAATTCAAATCTATATTCTCAACTATTAGATTGGAATAAAAAATATGGCACAGGAATTAATGATGACATAACATCCATGTGGAAGACGGCGATGGATGCTGTAAAAGAATATGCCGATGCAATAAATTCCATTCCGAATACCAGACAGTTGTTCAATCAAGGAGAATCGGATTCTTTAAGTAATTCAAATAATATTGTTTTAGAAACTGATGATGGTAATAGAGCCACATTAGGAATGCACCATTCTGGAATTGATTCTGGATTTGTTGGTGGAAATTCAAGATTAAAATCAAATGAAGAATTCGCAAAACTGATTAAGGGAGAAATCGTTGTAAATCCCGAACAGATGGATAACTTCATGAAAAAAGTTCTGCCGGAAACTATGAGTTCAAATCCCAAAACCGAAAATAACGGAATCAAAGGGCTTGAAGTGGGAAATCTAATGAATATTGTTGTAAATGGTTCATTAGATTCGAGCGTTCTTCCAGATATAGAAAAGATTTCTCAAAAAGTAATGGGGGAGATAAATAAAATAATGTTAGGCAGGGGTATTTCAAGACGAGCCGATGCTTTCGGTCAATAAACACAAGTATATAAAAGTTAACTTTAAATATTAAGTTAACTTTTATATATAAGAAAGGAGGAAAGTTAATGGCTTTTTATGCTATCAGTTATCAATATAATGGAGTACCGAGTGAAACATATAACTTAAAAATAAGCGGAATAGAATCATCCGGAGAAAGTAGCAGTATGGGTTCTACTCCTATGGACATTATAACTCAGAAAATATTTAGAAGACCGACTCCTTATTTGTTGGGCGTTACTCCCTCTGAAGTTCTAACTTTTGACATTGAGGTAACTTCTCCCGACGAGATAGATGCCGAAACATATCAACTAATACAAAAGTGGATGTTTTCATCCAGAAAGTATCACCCGCTTTTGATATTCCAGCCGGATATGGCTTCTGTTTATTTCAACTGTATATTCAATAATCCAAAGACGATAAGAATTGGAAACGTGATTGTTGGCTTTACCGCAACCGTAGTTTGTGATTCTCCATTTGCTTATGAGTGGGAAAAGGATATAAACTACACTTATACATCCCCAACAGTAAATTCAAATGTTTTATTTTATAATTCTTCGGATGATAATGAAGCATATATTTATCCAAAGTTTATAATCACGATGAACAATTTTGGAGGGTTTGTTTCAATTACTAATTCCGATGATTCTGGGAGAGTTTTTTCATTTACTGGACTATCTCCATCTGAAATAATAACAATGAATAATGACCTTCAGACAATTTCTTCCTCTACGGGATTGAGGAGATTATCTAATTTTAATAAAAATTTTATGAGATTGGTTCCCGGAAAAAACAATCTAAATATACAGGGAAATATTGCAAACATAAAAATGACAACACAATTTTTAGCTAAGAAAATAGGATAAGGAGGAAAATGGAAATAATATTTGACAAATTTGACCAATATAATATTCCGACATTAACCTTAACAAATCCTAACAAACAAGAATTATACTCTCTAAAATTAGCATTTGATACTGAAATATCAATTAGATTTAATGCTCTTTCAGAATTCAAATTTAAATTTCCAAAATCAATAGATGGTGGAGCTACAACTATTGAGGCTTACTCATATATCCAAAATAAAAGACTGGTAAAGGTTGAAGGATATGGTTACTTTATAATAGTAAATTCGGTTGAAGATTCGGATGGTTCTGTTCCAATAAAGACAGTGACGTGCGATTCTTTGGAATCCGAATTAATTCAAAAAAAAGTAACCGTGTATGGTGGAACAAAACCCCTATATAATATATTTAATCCAGAAGGAACTATTATTCAGGATATGTTGAATCTAGCTCCAAACTGGTCTGTTGGAATAATTGACTCTGTCCTATTAACAAAATTCAGAACGTTCAATATTTCAGATTCGAACATCTATAATTTTTTAATGAATGATGTTGCTAAAGCATTTGAGTGTGTATTTTTCTTTGACACAAATAATAGAACCATAACTGCTAGAGCAATAGAAAATTCAACATTGAATACCGATATATTCATGTCATTTGATAATTTGATAAGTAAATCCTCTTTTTCTGAAAAATCGGATGAAATAGTAACTTGTTTGAATGTTTATGGTGGAAATGATTTAGGGATTGCTGGTGTAAATCCTTTAGGCGGAAATTCAATATATGATTTTTCATATTATGCAAATACTAATTGGATGACACAAGAACTTGTTAATGCAATAAATTCTTGGAAATCTGTTGTCTCTGCAAGTCAGTCAAATTATTCATTTCATTTATTACTAGTAAAACAATATAGTGGAGAATTACTTATTTTGGAAGGTGAACTTTCGACTTTAAATTCTCAATATACGGCACTTGAAACATTACAAAAAGTTAGAATAGAGGGAGGTCAAAGTTACTCCGATATAACCTCTCAGATGGCTTCAAAACAAGCGGAAATAGATGCTAAAAAAATATTAATACATAATAAACAATTACAAGTTGATTCACAAAAAGCAGAGCTTGTTTCAATAAATAATTCTGTATCTTTTTCTTCAAATTTTACAGAACCTCAACTCTTAGAATTAAACACTTTCATATATCAAAATACTTATAAAAACAATAATATAATAAAAACAGATATTATGAGTGATGTTGAAATTATGAATGCCCAACAGGATTTATACGAACAGGCTCAACTGGTTTTATCTCGCGTTTCTCAGCCTAGGTATGAGATAAGTATGGACGCGGTTAACTATTTAGTTATTCCGGAATTTTCGGTATTTACATCTCAAACACAACTAGGTTCGTTAGTTACTGCTGAAATAACACCAAATGTTTTTATCTCAACAGTTTTATTAGAAATAAATTTTACCTTTGATGACCCTTCATCTTTCTCTTTATTATTTAGTAATAGAATTAGAATTGATGGTAGCGGATTTGTTTACACCGATTTAGCGGGGGAAACAGTAAAGACAAGTTCATCGGTTAGTTTTGATAGTTTGAAGTGGAGTGATTGGGATAATAACCATAAAGACGATGTTACGACTTTTATTACATCTGCGCTTGATACAACAACGAATAACTTAATAAATAATGCAAACCAAGAAATATTAATAAACCAAAATGGATTAAGGGGCAGAACCTTCAATCCAAATACTCATACCTATGACCCAACTCAAGTTTGGTTGACAAGTAGTGTTTTGGCTTTTACTGATAATGCTTTTCAAACAAGTAAACTGGCTTTAGGGAAAGTAACTGTTAACGGTGTTCCACAATTCGGTTTGGTAGCCGGAGTTATCGTCGGGAATATGATTGCTGGCAACACTCTCACTATTACTAATTCTGGAAATAATTTTACACTAGATGCTACTGGCGCAACTCTCACGAATGCAAAGTTTACAATCCAAACCACTAATACAAAGGTAATTATAGACCCAACATCAACCATTCCTTTTAATATTCAGCAGAATGTGGGCGGAACGTTTACAAATAAATTTTGGGTAGATAATGCTGGAAATGTAAATTTATCCGGAATACTATCTGGAGCAAGCGGAAGTTTCACTGGCTCAATTACCGCTACGAGTGGAACAATTGGTGGAATAGGCATAAACACATCAATTCCGGGAATTGGGGGTGGTGGTGGAATTTATAAAGTTTCAGACCCATCTCATTATTATATTGCGGCAAATGGAAACATGGTTTGGGGGGCGATTAGTATAATTGGAGGAACAACCGTTTTTAATGGTACTGTTAGAGCAGACCAATTATTCGGAACAATAAATTGGAATCAGGTCACTCATGTTCCGGCAAATACTGTTGCGGCAGGAACAACTTCGGGTGTTGATTTATCTTGGCCGGGAGGATTGGCGGTTACTGGTTCCGGGGGATACGTTAGTATCGCGTCTCCTAACGAAATAGAAATATCGGCTAGTCCGGGAGGCGTTTCAAGTTTTTTATTATTAGATAATGGGGGGATTAGTTTAACTTCTGGATTAAATACAATAATATCGGCATCTGATACCATATATATAGAAGGTGCAGAAACACATATATCCGGAAAAATATACACTCAAGCACCCTCTACCACCGGAGGATATGGACAAACAAGATTTGTCACAATTGCAGTAGGTCAAAGACTTCAATTTAACAATGGGATATTAATATCCGTAGCATAAAGGAGGTAAAACAAGTAATGACATATACACCATATTCAGAAATAAATTATCTTGAAGAGTTTTCTCTTATTGCGGGAAATTCATATACTGTAGATTTTGTGGCATATGAATACGATGGTGTTACACCTATGGATTTAGGCGGAGCGAGTGTTTATTGGGTTTTATCTCCATACGGTAGACCCGATTATACCATAGTTCAGATTACAGGAATAGTGACTGGAGCAAACACTTTTGAATTTAATTTTACTTCGACTCTAAGTTCTCCTTTGTCTGGAAAATATATTCATCAACCAGTAATTGTTTCTTTTTCTGGAAAGGAATATAGACCGGCTCAAGGATTATGCTTAATAATACCAAAGATTGCAAAGACATAAATAAAGGAGACATAAATGATAACATATTATAGCGCGAATCGTGTTTTAGATAGGCTATTCGGAACAACAGCATTTTCACCAGCCACAACTTATTACTTTGGGTTGTCAACAACAACGTTAAATATAGACGGAACTGGAGCGACAAAATAACTATCGCAACATATAGTAATATATGGATTGGTTAAATCCAATTAGAATGTATCTATATCGGTTAAAATCCAGAAATGGACAAGACCGAGGAAAGAGCGGAGTAATCCGCAATCCGTAACGACTACAGGGATTCTATGGCAACATAGTTTCTGAAGATACACTCTCCTTTTATGGGAGATGAATATATAGTCTGAACTGCAACTATAATAGAATGAAATTGCAGATTTAGGAAGAAACTCCTAAACGCCTAATTAAAATTAGGTTATAAAAGTAACAGATTGAGAACCGTCGGGTGGTGCTTATGCTAGAGTAGCTTTAACGAACGATAAAACAAATTGGGGAGTTGCTTCAAATGGAGCATTAACAAATTTAAACGCAATTACATTTGTTGAAAGTACAGCATCTTGGGGAACCATCACATATGTATTTTTAGCAGACGCATTAACGGGAGGTAATATCTGGTTTTACGATGTTCTTTCCCCTGCTAGAACTGTCGCAAGTGCTACGACCGTACAGTTTGCTATTGGTGCAGTATCCGTAACAATGAATAATACTTAATAAAGGGAAAATAATAATGACAGGAAATAGAAAATCATTTTCCCTAATAATCAAAGAAAGAAAATCCTTTAATGTAATTTTGAGTTATTTTGATTTCGCAATCACTTTTTTATTTTCCATAAAACAGAAAATAAGTCTTTCTTATGTGATGAGTACCCTGTCTAAAATATCTCAATCTTTTTATATAAAAAAGATAAGAATATCCATATTGTCTTTTAAACTATTCATAAGAATATTTCAATTAATTAATATTAAAAGAATAAAACTATCCATAGTATTGAGACAGATAATGAGGTTTGTAATAGTCCCGAAACTTCAAATAGATTTATCGGCATATTCAATTTTACGACAAAAAATTTTATCATCCATAATATTGAAGAGAATAAAATTAAACTTAACGGCTGTTTTAGCTACATTCTATCCCCTCTCCACTTATGACCCACAATCGTTATTAACGCTTGATTCAAAAACATTGGGTGAAATGGATTATACTGCCATATAAGGAGGAAAATAAATGACAACACCCAGTCCGATTTTAGGACTTACTCTATATAATTCAACGACAGACCAAGCCGAACTTTTCAGTTCTTTCCGAGCCGTTACTGCTGGAGTTTCAAGTTCTAGTAATTTTTATAAGCTAGATACCGCATATGGAGTTCAAGCAAGTCAGATTACGGCTTTACAAAATAAGGCTGGTTCTGTATACGTCCCATGTACATTTGTTTCAGCAAATTATTATGAATCTAATTCCATAGCCGAAATAACTTCACTCATTAATAACATGACAATCATTATTAGGTTGGATACAACTTCTGCTGGAACAGTAACATTAAATATAAATGCCCTTGGAACAAAGTCTCTAATGAAGGTAAATTCATCTGGAGCAATAGTTAATATTGCTGGCGGAGAATTAAAAATAGGGAAGAATTACCTGTTTAGATATGATGGAACACAGTGGATATGGGTTAACTCACAATCCGCTGACCAAATATATATCTCCGGAACAACTGGAAATGTTCTTACGGTTGGTTCCGATAATACAATTCTTGGAACAACTACACCTTCACTTTTAATTTCTGATACTATACACGCTGGAGCATCTAAAACAACGCCCGTAGATGCTGATGAAATTGGAATTTGGAATAGTGTCGGAAGTGTTCTTGGAAAATTAACTTGGTCTAATTTAAAAGCAACCCTAAAAACATATTTTGATACTTTATATGGGGATATGATTTTATCATCCGTTCAAACAATAACTGGAGCTAAAACTTTTGGGACAATTGGTGGAGCAGTAAGTAAACTTATACTCGCTGGTTCAACAAGTGGGTCAACTATTTTAAATGCGAGTGCTGTGGCAGGAAGTACCACCGTTGTTCTTCCCTCTGCCAGTGATACCCTTATCGGGAAAGCGACAACCGATATATTAACAAACAAGAGTATAACTCCGAGGATTGCCGCAGTCACTCTTTCGGCAACTCCCTCTATAACCGTTGCAACAACAGATATTGCGAATATTCATGCTTTGAACACCGCTATAACTTCGATAACTACGAATTTCAATTATACCACTCCTACAGTGGCGGTAGATGGGCAAAAAATAATAATCAGAATTTATGACAATGGAACGCCGAGAGCTATAACTTGGGGAGCCGCTTTTAGGTCTTGTGGAGCTACCCTTCCAACTACAACCGTTGCTAATAAATGGGTATATGTTGGTTTAATCTATAATTTATTGTTAGATGTTTGGGATTGTATTGCCGTAAGTCAGGAAGCATAATATGAAAATTACAGATATTATTTCCTTTTCAATCATGAATAATATTAAGTATAATTTATTTAATTATTTTAGGAGTCTTCCATGTCTGTCCCAATCTTAGATTCTTCCACGAATGGTGCGGGTACTACGTCAACCGTAACGAGCTTATCGTGGACACATACTTGTTCCGGGTTAAACAGATATTTATTCGTTCCTATTTATTTTAATTCTCCTGTTACCTCTCTGGTTGTCACATATAATGGTGTAGCAATGACACAAGTTGATAATGTTAATGACGCATCAAAATATGGATATTTTTATGGTCTTGTAAATCCAGATGCGGGAAGTTCATATACTGTGTCAGCCACTTGGACAACAGCAAGATATGCTTGTTCGAATTCCATTTCTTACAACAATGTAAACCAATCAACTCCACTTGGGACGGGAGCAAAAATAAGTATGACAGGCTCCCCAACTTCATTAAATATAAGTCTTGGGAGCGAAGATATTGGGATTGGATTTTTCGTAGCACAAAATCAAACAAGCACAGTTTTCCCGACAATTACTGCCGTTGGAACTGGGCAAACCGACAGGTGTATACAAACATGGACGGCGGGGGCATCATCCGCAAGGATAAGAGCAGGTGATATAACCGGAACCGGAACAGTAACAATGAGTTGGACATCTTCAAATGCAACCCCAAGGTTTTCGATTGCTTATCCCTTGCGTGGTGCGGCAATTTCTTCTGGAAACTTCTTTCAATTTTTTAACTAATAAAAAATAACCTTAAACGATTATTGTTTAAGGTTATTTTTTACTCTATTTATCGTGATGTACTTCCTAGCCCACCTTTTCTTTTTTTTCCAATAAAACTATCTCCGTCGATTAACTTGTAATCCTCGAAACTACCTTGTGCGAAAGCATCATTCTTATTTATTGTAACTGGAATATTCCCCTCATTTCTAACTTTTATCCAAATATGTCCTTCTGTTTCTTCGCTATCAATGTAATCCGAATCAATTTTTCCAATCGTATTTGCGAGGCGAAGATAATACTTAAAGCCTAATCCACTTCGGGGAGAGATTTCAAACTTCTCACCATCTAACATATACGTTTTAATTCCAGTCGGAACTTTTATGTCTTCTCCGGGTTTAAGTACAAAACCAATTGGTGAAAAAATATCATAGCCACCACTTTTTGCCGTTGCCCTAGATGGAAATTTTATATCCTCATATTTTATAATGTTGGGATAGTCTGGTTTCAAAGCATCCTTATTCCACTGCTTGAGAGAAATCTTTCTAAATCCTCTTTTCGATTGAGTTTTTGATAAGATTATTCCCGATATATACCACATGAACTCAAACAATAAAAATGTTGCAATTCCGCCGCAAAAAACCTTAACCCAGTAATCAGAAAGCATATGTTCGTTTCTCCTATTTCATTTCAAAATAACCCAAAAATCTTTCAAATTTCATAACTACGATAAAATCGACATTTTATCGTAGTATTTGACCGTTTTATACCCCCATATACAGACAAAATAAGCATTTTTAGTATATTAAGTCTATATATGGTTTCGTATAGTTTAGTAATTTATCACTTCTACAAAAAAGTGACTTTTTACGACTTCCCACCTACTTAATTGTAACTCGTGCAGGTTTCGGCGCACCTTTGGGAACTTCAACTTGCAATGCTTCACAAACTTCCTTCCACTTTACAGAAGGTTCTTGTTCCTTGGAATATGGTGAAAGGTCAAATCCATCAGGCATATTTACTTTTGCTACTTGTTCATAATCGGGGGTTTCAAATCCTTCTGAAAAATACTTTGCTGTAACACCAGCAATCTTTGAAGATTCCTTGCGTTCAAGGATTTCCTCTTCAATTTTCTTTGAAATCTCTTCTTGTTGTTTTCCGTGTTCCGCATACTCAATAAAAAGTTGAGCAAATTCCATTTCCGATAACATTTAATTATTCTCCTTTATTTCTCTAAAAATTTGAAAAAATTTACTTCCATCTGCTTCAACATAAACACTTCTAAAAAATGACGAGTGAGAGTTATACCATTTCTTATTGGGACAAATAGATTTACACTTAACTAGCTTATCCCCCGTTTTTACATCATACTTGTGAAAAATAAAATTATCGTCAAGTTCGGAACCACATTTTTCACAATATAATTCTTCTACATTTTCTCCCCAGTGTCCATTACTTATATATATATATTTCATATCACATCTCCGATAAAACAATTATTTTATCCAAACCTGTTTGTAAACATCCTGTTAATAAACAAGATACTATTTCCGCCAATCTCAATTTCCCGACTTTCTTTGATTGCCTTTTCTACACCTTTGAATAAATTCTCTGCATAGTGAGGAAGGGTTGAAAGCATATTCCTGTTTCTTAGCATATAAATTTTACCTTCAATTTCTTTCATTATTTGTCTCCTCCGAAAATGTTTTGTTTCCCATAACGAAAAACTTCTTCGTCATATTCAATACCCGTATAGTTCATATTGTTATTTTTAGACCATAAACCCAAAGAAAACGTTCCACCAAAAGGGTCAAATATTTCATTATGTTCATCATCCACAAATGGGGCAATAATTCTGTCATATAATTTTAAAGGCTTTTGCCAACGTATCAAGTGACCATCATCTTTCTTAACTCTTTCCAGAGCAGTTGTTGTAAGAGTGCAATCGTCAATCCATGCTGTAGCCTGTTTAGTTTCTCTACCTGAAGGATTCAAACCCTTGTTTTTTGTGACTTTCGGAACTTGAATTTTTTCTGGATGAAACACCCATTTCTCGGAATTTGAATAAATGATTACATTGTCAAAACACTGATGAAATTTATTGCGAGGATGGTTTCCCCACTCGCACTTAAGAACTGCATCATTTACCAATATTCCACCGCAAACATCCTCAACAAAAACCCGGTATCTATGATTTGTATGCCAATCTGTCTGAGCAATAAAAACAGAATTAGGTTTCATATATTTCCAGAATTTTTCAACCCAATTGAAGTTCTTGTCTTCATAAATATAATCGGCGTAAATTACATCAAATTTCTTATATGGTTGATAAGCCATATTATCCATATTGTGAATATCAATTGTCATTAAAGATTTCCTATGATGATATAATATAAACACTTTAGAAAAGTTTTTATTTCCATATAAACCCTTCTAATGAATTGAAATAAATAAAATGTCATAAAACTTTCCTTTTATCGCAGTTATTTTTTCCAAACATAAATTTGCTTGTCTGGGTGAACATACTTGTTGACCTGCTTAAGAGTAGAATCGTTAGTTCTTTCTAATCTAGCGAACTTTACGGAATTTCTATTTAGAGAATAGCCCAAACAAATCCATAAATCTCCATCAGAAGTAAAAGAAAATAAGTTATCTAAGTAGTTTTCCGAAGCAATCTCGTGAGCGGAAATGATTTTTAAACTATGTTTCGTCATAATTTACTCTACATGTTTAGTTACGGTTATATAGCAGGGATATGTCATTTCTATAGCATATCCTGTTTCTACCAAATTCTTTGCAACCTGCCTATATATGTATAGGTCTGGGGTTAGATAAGAATTATGTGAATTTACAACCTCCACGATAATTCCATCTTCTGTTTTTTCTAATTGAAAAGAAGGAGTTTCCTTATCAATAATTTTTAACCCGTTATGATAACCGAATGACAGAAGTGTTTTTAGTATTTGCAAATTTAGAACGTCTATTTTTTCTTTTCTCATGTCGGTGTCCAAGTTTCAACGTTTATTCTTTCTGCATCTTTTTTTTCAATCCAAGCACAACCGTCAGCCAATTCGTATAATTTCTTATTTTTAGAATTGTTTTTTACTAGAAAAACATTCCCTATAAATTTGTTATACCAATAACCACTTTCTTTTTCATTCTCTTTATTTACTCTAACATAAAAATATTTTGTCATAAAATTGACCTTTTATTACACTTTCACAAACCAATCAGAATCGTACCCAACAATCTTTTTTCCATCTCTGTCCTTAACATCTACAATCCACCCGCTTTGGCTAATTTTCGGATATGATTCTAAGACTGAACAAACGGTAAAGATTTTTCTTGATAGTTTTTCATTCCAAATTTCCCACATTTTAACTCTTTCACCTACTTCGAATGGCTTATTTTTCATTATTTTTTCCTCATCAAATAGTTATTTTATCACACACCATAATCATAACAAATCAATTTGCCGTTTTCCAAAACACCATAATTTCTATCGCTGTCAACGTCACATATATTATAACTTTCCATTACGTCAAAAAACTCGTCTTTCAATTTCTTATCAATTTGAGTAAGGTATGCCTCTTTTATTTTCATTCTTGGTTGTATCACATATTTGTATTTACCGCATCGTCCAACCTTCAGCAAGGGGACGAAATAATCTTTGTGACATTGTTTTATATTTTTAAACCATAAGGCTTTTTCGGAATCTGTTTGTCCTAAACCCTTCTGTTGGCTTTTATTCTCCAATTTTACGACATGATTTTTTCCGAAAAATAAAAATCTAGAAGACTGTTTTGCATAACTCCTCACAAGTTTTTCTTCATCTAAATACACGGTAATTCTTCCACTACTTTCAGTTATTGTTACTTTCATAAATACTCCCAAGAATTAGAATTACCCCATCTTATCACGGATGGGGTAATTTGTCAAGGGTCTATTTCACAATAAAAGAGTCATTTTATGATGGTTTTTCGAGAATTTGAAATGACTTGCTGTTGTTCCTGTAAATAGTCCCACCTTTTAATCCCATCTTCCACATGTACAAATAAGCATCATAAATATCTTGTGGAGTCGATTTTTCAGGTAAGTTTACAGTTTTTGAAATTGCATTGGAAAACCACTTTTGCCAGACTGCTTGCATATCTATGTGATTTTTCCAATCTATTTCATTTGCTGTTTTGAATAAATCTTGCAACTCTTTATTAACTAATTTGCACCCAGTCATTGTCCCATGCTTATTTACATACTCCATAATTTCAATAATTGTTTCAGGAGTATATTTATGTTCTTTTAACTTACTTTCTAGAACTGGATTTATTTCAAACAAAGAATCCTTTGCAATGTTACCCACACCTTCAGTTATATTCCTTTTGTAAGCCAAAGCAAAAAATGGTTCAATTGAGGAATTGACACCACCCAAAAGAGCAATACTTCCCGTAGGAGCCACAGAAGAAACCGCAACATTTCTTACACCGGTTTCATACAAATCGGATGGAGAAATCTCGGACTTACCAA